CCTACTCTCTACTCACCTCCACTCACCAACCCATCATGACCACCTACGAGATCAGCGCCCAAGACAACAACGAAGACGTGACCGAACTGGTAAAGCACGTCGCTAAAAAGGTTGAAGGCGTCACCGTCGAAACCAAAGAAGGTGGCAGCATCAAGATGACCGGCGATGCCAAGATTCAAATGTCTGACGGCGCTATCAAGATCGGCTGACTCATTTGCGGAGTGGTGTCACCCCCAACGTGAGTAGTCACCTTCACTACTGTTGCCACCCCGCCTAACCTGCCCACATCACATCTGACTCATGGCTACCACCTTCGCCTGGAAGATCAACACTCTCGAACGTGAGGTGTCTGACGGTTACGTTTTCGTCGCCCACTATTCGGTGGTGGCGATCAGCAGCACGCTGGATCCTGAAGGCAACCCTTACAACTCCGGCGCGTACGGCAGCATCGAGCTCGAGCGTCCCGGTACTTTGATCCCCTACGACGACCTGACGGAACAGCAGGTAATCGGCTGGGTCAAGGAAGCCCTTGGCGGCGACGAAAAGGTTGCCGAAATTGAGGCGCAACTTGAGGCGCGACTGGCTGAACTGATCAGCCCCAGCAAAATCAACGGAGTGCCTTGGTAAGCGATGGCCGTCCGCAGTAAAACTGGCACCGCGCGGATCGAGCACCAGCCTGGTCCGCCAAAAACAACCCGCCAAGGATTTGGTCAACAATCACGCCCACGGCGCCGCGGCAAGAAACCTCTTCGCGGCCAGGGTCGGTAAGCTGGAAACGGCAATAACCGCCCGCGATGGAGAACCACGAAGAGGCGGCATTTTTCGCCAAACCACCCAAAACACCGTGGGATCAGGCAATCCCTGCGTTGCTAGCTGCTGCAGTGATTGGCCTAGGCGGGTTATTCATACAGGTGGCGAAGCTCGACCAGTCGGTAAGCACCGTCGCGCAAGATATTCAAGAACTGAAGAACGACAGCAAAGAACGGTTGTCCGATCTGGAAGCTCGCGTAAGACAGATTGAAATGACCATTGGCAGGCAACGCTGATCGCCATACAGTGAAGGCATCAGCCACGATCAAATGGATCCCACCACTGCTGCAGCCATCGCCATCCTTGTAGCTGCTGGCTCTGAAATCATCACGCTGCTGCCGATCAAGGAGAACAGCTGGGTGCAACTGATCCTCAAGGCACTGAAGGTCATCTTCCCAAAGCGTTGAACGCAGACACCGTATGGCTCGCGCGGTTCGGCGATAAGGACTGGCGGCACAAACTGCACAAGGCTGCGCAGGATTACAAATTCGAGGCCACGTTGAAACCGCGGCTCGATCGCGCCATAGAGGACTGGCACGCAACGCAACCGCCAGCCATGCCGCCACCGATCATCAGCGCAGATGAGCTGCGCATCACTGCACCCTGGGCAACCGATGAGCAACACGGCACCGATCAGCCTTGAGCAGCTTTTCAAATACTGGAAGGCGCTGCCGCATCAGCTCGCCAGTGTGCAGCAGCTACAGCAAGACCTGATCGACAATGGCTATACGGCAGCAATGCGCCGCGATCGGCCATGGTTCCAAACCTGGAGCCAGGATGGCAAGCAGGCTGATCTAGCTGGTGCGATTGCACTGATCAAGGAGTTCGAGGGGTGTCACCTCTCGGCGTATCCCGATCCGCTCAGCGGCGGTGATCCATGGACCATCGGCTATGGCACCACGCGCTACAGCGGTGGCGTGCCAGTGAAACGCGGTGATCGGATCACCGTGATCGAGGCCGACATGCTGCTGCGCCTTGAGGTAGATCGCATTGCTGAGAAGCTGCGGACCAGCGTGCCGTTCTGGAAGGAAATGGACGACAACCAGAAATCTGCGCTGGTGTCGTTCGCGTACAACCTGGGCGCTGGGTTCTACGGATCAGCTGGGTTCGAGACGATCAGCCGGTGCCTGAAGCAGAAGGCATGGGACCAGGTGCCGAAAGCGTTCGAGCTGTACCGCAACCCTGGCACTCCGGTCGAGGCTGGGCTGCTGCGGCGCCGCAGGGCTGAGGGCGAACGCTGGGGCAACCATCGGCCGCAGTATCAGCAGGAAACGGCAAAGCTCGGCATCGATGCACCGTTCAGCAGCAGGATGACCCCGCACATCACCCTGGGCGAGTTTGCGCTGAATGAAGAGGCGCGGCGGTTCGATCGCGCAGATCAACTGCAGATTGCTGCGGAGCTTGCGGCGTTCTTGGAGCGTGTGCGTGTGGCGTTTGGTGGGAAGCCGATCATCATCACCAGTGGGTACAGGCCGCCGGCTGTGAACACCGCTGTAGGTGGCGCCAGCAACAGCGAGCACCTCTATAAGCCAGGCTGTGGCGCGGTTGATTTCTATATCAAAGGCGCCGACGTTTATGCAGTGCAGGACTGGTGCGATAAGCACTGGCCGCATTCGCTGGGCTATGGCGCGCCAAAAGGTTTCATCCACCTAGGCATTCGCACAGGCCGACCTAGGGTTCGCTGGGATTACTGAAGCCTGTGCTGATTCCAGACCATGAAATCGAGCGGCTGTGCAAGCAGCACGCGATGGTGACGCCGTTTGATCCTGAACAGCTGAACCCGGCCAGCTATGACGTGACGCTGGGCACCAGGATCATGATCGAGGTGCCCGAGACGCCGCAGCTGCAGATCATCGACATTCACGGCCACACCGAGGCGGATCCGTACTGGATACAACCGGGCGAGTTTTTCTTGGCCGAAACGCGCGAAATCTTCAACCTGCCTGATCACGTCGGTGCGCAGTTTGTTCTCAAGTCGAGTCGCGCAAGAGAAGGCTGGGACCATGCTGAAGCGGGCTATGCCGATCCGGGCTGGTACGGCAGTCGGTTGACCATGGAAATCTGCAACCAGCGTCGACTCCATCCGCTGCCGATCTGGCCTGGTCTGCGGATTGGTCAGATGAAATTCATCCTGGTTAGCGGTTGCGTTGAACGCAGCTATGCCAAGGTCGGCCGGTACAACGCGGATCTGGGCGTAACTGCCAGCAAGGGCTAACGTCCGAGAGGCGGAGGAGAGGTGCCCCGGTTTAGCCAGCCGGGGCTTTTTATGGCTGCATGATCGCTGGGTTCTTCAGCGGTGCCATGCGGAGGCGGTGAATGATGCCAGGCGCCTCTGCTGGATCATCTAGCGGAACCATGGTGTAGTTGTCACAGCCGTGCGACTCGGCGAAGTGCTGCGCGGCTATGTGCGTGGTAAATGGTCCGACATGCCAGGGACCAATGCGGAGGATGTATTGCATGGCGGGCACGGTAGGCGCTCAGTAGGTGATATGCACATCGGCGATGCCATTCAGTGGCACACCGAGACGATGTGCAGCACCAGCCGAGAGGTCGATGCTGTTGCAGTCGCACCGATCAGTGATGGGCACCGTCAGGCTGCGGCCGCGATGTGAGACGCGGACCTTGGTGCCGCATGGCAACCATGGATGGGCGGCGGAGATGCCAGACCAGTGGCGATAGGTCTGCCCGCAGTAGGTGGTGCGGCCGTCGAACCATGGGTGATAGACGGTTGCGGTGACGACGCGAGCATCGGCGGGGCTGGCGAAAACCAGCCCGAGGAGGAGGGAGAGGTAGCGCATGGGAGATCAGGCGGCGAGAGCCTCGAGGGCGGAGCGCACGTCGGCGGATTTGTAGGCGGCCGCGGCTTCGGTCAGGTCAGCGAACATGCGGCCAGCGCCCAGGCGCTTGCCCACCAGCACATTGACGCGACCCCAGGAGAAGAAGTGCACGTTGACGGTCTTGCCCTTGGCGGTGGTCAGCTCGAAGGAGTTGGGGGCAACTTGCTGGATGAGGGTGGTCATTGATCCGGTTCGGTTGATGCAGTAACTATACCCCGCGGACGGGGCACACTGCGGGGATGCACTGTGCACGTTGCAATCCGTCACACTCCACCGATCCCGAAGAAATTCCGCAGTCCCTCCCGAGCAGATGCCGACCGCTACCGTTAGCCAAGCGGCGGCTAGCCCATGCGGGCGTTCTATCTGGAAATCTCCGCCAAGCTGATCTATCGCTCGGACACAGATCCTGAGGATCTACCGGCTGACATCTACAGCCATCTAAGCGAGTTCATCCCCTCCGATGACGACATTATCGACATCGAGGTAAATGCTGTCCCGCTACCCGCAGACCTTGGTGGATCACCACATTGATGAGACGCGCCTAGTTACCAGGCGCTCAGCTCGTGATCAGATCCATTTGGCTTGGAATTACCGCTGCGCCTATTGCGACGATCCGCTAGGCCGATCGCCGACTCTCGACCATGTGGTGCCCAAGGTCCACGGCGGCTTAACCGTGCGCGAGAACCTAGTCAGCTGCTGCCTCGCGTGCAATAGCTCCAAAGGCCACAAGCCTTGGAGCGATTGGTATCGCGCGCAGCCGTTCTGGTCCGCTCTAGGCGAATGGGCGATCGCGCGCTGGATCACCGGAGAGTAGTAAGATTCCGGTTCGTACTTCTTTCGAGAGGCACGGAACGTCCGTAGCTGCCCGGCTGCGGTGAGGTTGGCACCGCGTGAGGACCAGCCACCGGGCACCTATTTAGCCAGCAGGTGGTCCAGGTACAACTCGGCCTGCCACATATCGCTGGAATACCGGCAGACGCCACCAGCACAGCTGCGGTAATACAGCTCGAACCCTGGGCGGTCCAGAGTTTCGATGAAGCCGCCATCGCGTTCGTAGCGGCTAATGATTTCAGGCTCGCCCATCATTTGGCCTCCTCGTGGTGGATCCAGGTTTTTAAAGCGGCAACGTAGTCCCGCAGCACCTGCGCCTGCTGTAGGTGCCATCTGTCGCCAGAGTCAAACCACAATCGATTGTGGCGATCGACTGCGTTTAACGCCTGCTTGATTAGCGCATTCCATGGCTCCCTGACAGGAGTATTCCATTCGCGCTGTGCCACAGCGAAAAGACGACCGATCTCAGTCTGACGGCACCAGAGCGCGGATAAACATTTCGCACTGTTTTGCATAGCGGCCGCCAGTCTTTCGTGATTCAGGCAACATCAGCTCGCAACGCTGGCGACCCATATCCCACTGCATACAGTCCCAACACATCTGATGGCAGCCGGATGGTCGGATCTTCGCCAGTGCCGCCTGAAACAATGATTCGCCCCGCAGCAGTGCATCCTGCAATCTGACGGCACCAGTATCTGCATCGATCTGGTGCTCAGGCTTGGGACCAAGGATTATGCGCGCGTGCCATGTCCGATCGGCGCGGTCTGAAACCAATAGCAAGCGACCGGCATGGAGCCGAATCACTCCTCCTCTCCTGCTGCTGGCTGGTGATAAATCCGCTCGAACTGCATCGATAGCGGCTCGGCTGGTTCGGCCAGCATCGGATCATTTCTGTCGCAAGCGACAAACACCATCGGCCAGTAGGTCTCCTTAACCACCACCAAGCTGGTGCGATGGCTGCGGACCAGGATCCACAACGCAAGGCGTTCGATCCAGCTAAGGCCAGGCAATTCGCTCATGCGCCCAGTTTGGCGATCAATCGTTCGAGATACCACTGGCATTTGCGTGCGTCCTCCAGAGCGTTGCCTTTGCACCACATCCGCAGCAGATACTTCAACGCCTGACCCTGCAGATAAGCCGGGACCATATGCGGGGCGTCTGTGATGGCGCCTTCGATAATGTCGATCGCTTCGACTGGTCCGCGGCGATAGTGCGCCGGGTGGTTAACGTTGTCAGTCATTCAGCCAGCTCCAGACGAGGCCATGGCAGATCCGCCAGGCGTGTTTGCGGTCGATGCCAAATTCATCGCTTAGTTGCGTGTAGGTCCAGCCTTCGGCGCGAAGCTGGCGCAGTCTGCGCACCAGCTCCGGCGTAAGGACTGCGGAGAAATTGTGCTCGCCAGCCTTGAAGCGGCGGCCGACAGGCATCAGCGCCACTTCTCTCCGAGCAGGGTTTGACGGCACACCTCGATCGCCTGCTGCGCCTGCTTCTGCGTCATCACGGATTGGGTTTCGTCCATCGCCTTACAGACCCGCTCAAACAGCTCGGGATAGTAGGTGTCGCGGAAGTTCGCACCAATGTCGCGGCAAAACTCCTCCCACAACCCGGTGTAGGTGCCACAAGTGCGGCCACTGCGGGCGTAGAGCGCGTCCATCATTGCGGCGCGTTGATCGTCCAGGTGCGTGGCTTTCATGGTTCGATGCGTTCCCGTAGGAGATACAGTTCGGCGCAAATCTGCTCGCGGTTGCGGATCCCATGGATCCCCCGGAGTTGATTGATGCGCAAATCAATCAGAAGGCGAAGGCGATCGCGCTCTGATTGCTGGCCAGCTTTGAAGGTATTGCTGCCTTCGAGCAGGCTATAGAGCCTGAGGCGGGCGGAGTCGGTCATGCCAGCTCCACGGTGCATGATGGCCAGCGGTTCTGGGCGTATTTGATCGCAGCGGTCTTGTTCTCCGCGCGTGTGATCCAGGTGATCGGCCTGGCGCCTTGGGGGTAGACGATGAGGCGAAACTCCTTGGTGCGCGCACCATGGCGCGGCCTGCTGATGCCTTCGCCATACATGCCCTGCGGTTCATCTTCCCGCCATTGCAGGAGGGCGCCTTTGATCTCAGCCATTTTTTAGAAGGTGGTTGGTTTCGTCGTCGTTTTCCCAGTAGATCTGATCCCACCAGAGGATCCAGTTATCGAAGACTTCAGCCTTTGCCTGCTGAAAATTCTCGGCGCGGACACCCTCGCGAACCTGGGCGCTAGGGATCTGGAAGTAATAGGTGCGCTCAGTCATGGCGCACATACTCCTGGGCACCGCTGTGAGTGGTCCCGTGATGAGCGGTGGCATCAAGGCCGATCATGGCGAACGCGGCCGCGGCAATGACGAAACAGAAGAGGTTGGCGAGTTTGGAGGACATGGCGGTGGTGTGGTGGCCGTCTGGCCGTGGCGTAATTGTCCCCCGTATGCAGGGCACATGCCAGAGGTCAGTGACAGTTCTTCACACGGCCTCGCTGCCGACCGCGATCTCCACCGGAACACGCAATACCGGCTTGCTCTGGCCCGCAGGCCCGATCCTTCCCCACCCAACAACGGCAGGACTTACAGCCAGCTCAACCGTGAACCAGGCATGGCCGCAATCAGCACAGGCACGCTTGCGGATCACATGCTCAGCATTGGCTCCATTGGTCGCGGCTGCCCTGATGTTGCCGCTGTTGCACCTGGGGCAATCCATGCCGGTAACGTGACGATGTACCCCACCAATAGCACGCCATGGACTTCGGGGACTGGATGATTGTCGAGATGACGCCCGAGCA